GATTACTTCGAAGTGATTAGATTTCTGATCAACACAATAAAGCCTCAAGAGAAACTAGACCACCATGCTGACCTAGGTGTGTTCTATGATGAGGTTTTAGTAAAAATTTACACACACAGGACAAATGATGTGTCCGATTACGATTTCATGGTTGCCATGCAGATGGACATGATTGCTAAAATGAAACATGGAGCAATCAATCCCAATTACGACCTAAACGCACTAGTAGATGAAGGCACTAGATGTTGGAAGGGCTACACAAAGAAGGGCATGAAGACCATGTTCGGTAAGAGAGTACCAAACTGTGTCAAGAACGAAGACGTTGACATCTGTGTTAATTGCGGCGGTTTGGTGTTTGAAGAAACACTTAACGAGGATTTAAAAAAATGGTTCAAAGACAAATGGGTAAGGATGGGTCCTAAAGGAAAAATTAGAGGATCATGTGGTGGTAAGAGCAAAGGCGAGGGCAAGCCAAAATGTTTACCAGCCAAGAAAGCATATGCACTAGGTAAAAAAGGCCGTGCAAGTGCGGCGGCAAGGAAGAGAAGAAAAGATCCAAATCCCAACAGGCGTGGTAAGGCAATAAACGTTAAAACCAAAAAGAAAAAATAATGAAAGCAATAGAGTTTACCGAAACAAGTTGTCCTAGGACCAAAGCCAAGGAATGTAGTTGTAGCAAGTTAAACAGTATTACCGAAGCACAGGAAACAACCGTGGCACAGTGCATATTAGAGCATTCTGACACCGTTAAGGGGTCAATACTGCTTATACAGGCGCCAGGAACAGCAACACTAGTCAAAGGCACCATCACAGGACTTATACCGGGAGAACACGGTTTCCACATACACGAGTTTGGCGACATGTCAGATGGCTGTAAATCGATGGGCGGACACTACAACCCAGACGGAGTTGATCACGGTGACATCAACCAAGGACATGTAGGTGATCTTGGCAACATCACAGCAGACGAATCAGGCATTGCCAGTTTCACAATCAAGGCAAAAAGAGTAGACTTGCTAGGTGACAGGTCGGTGATCGGCAGAGGATTTGTGGTGCACTCTGACAGAGATGATCTAGGCAAAGGCGGCGACGCAGAAAGTTTGAAAACAGGCAACGCAGGTGACAGACTTGCATGTGGAGTTATAACATTAAGGTCAGAAGAAGTTACTGAAGCACACGGTGGTGAACACAGCACGTCTGGACGTAGCATGACCAAAGGTGAAAAAGGTAAAAGAGAAAAAATCGTCAAGGGCATGAAGAAAGACAAAGCAGGATTCAAGAAGAGATATGGCAAAGACGCAGAAGCGGTGATGTATGCCACAGCAACAAAACAGGCAATGAAATAATGAAATTTATTATCTACAACGGAACACTCAAACCTGATGCAGAGTCAAATACTTCCGCAGTTTGCAAGATGTTGCAATTGGCATTTGAAAAACTTGGCCAGGAGTGCGAAGTTGTTACAATGAGAGAATTAAATTACGAAAGAGGTACAGTAGACATAGACGACGAACTGAAACCCGAGTTGATGAAGATGTTTAAAGCAGACGGTGTAGTATTTGCAACACCAATTTGGTGGAGTGGACAGAGTTCACACATACAGGCTGTGATGGAAAGAATGGATCCAATATACAACTGGTCCAAGGAGAACAAACATCAACCTTTCTACAACAAGGTGTTTGGTAGTCTGATATCAGGAGGTGGTGATGGATTCCAAAAGATACACGGCAACCTTTACAGTTTCGCTTCAAACTTTGGATTCACAATAGTGCCACAAGCAAACGTTGAATCGAAAGCACAAGGTGTAGATGAAATAACACAGGACGACGACACAGTGGATCAAGTAAAGAACTGTGCTATAAACATGACAGCATGGGCGAGAGTATTAAAAGAAGGAAATCCGGCAAAAGACGGCAGGCACGGGTCTGTTGACGTTAACGAGTAATCCAAATACCATTTGACTCAACGTCATAATTGTTATATACTTGTTGGATAACAACAGGAGAAACAAATGGCAGTAAGAAACTTCAATGATGCAGAGAAGCAGAAGCTAATCCAAATCATATCACAGGGTTCACAGGTACTAGGCGAAGTGGACGACCTAAAGGGTGGATTGAGAGACACAGTGAAAGCGATAGCAGAAGAGCTTGAGCTCAAACCCGCAATAATTAACAAAGCAATAGCAATAGCACACAAGGACAGTTATAAGAATCTAACAGACGATTTAGACGTGTTGGAATCTATATTAGTAGCCGCAGGCAAGTTATAGTGATAAGATTACTCAAAGAATTTTGGGTAAACAGTTATAAGACAGATCCAACAGCATTCTATCTAGAACTTTTTTCTGTTATAGTGACAGTGATTGGGTCAGCTGTCTTGACTTTTACATCACCAGAGCCTATAATGAGTATAGTGTTTCCATTTTACTGGCTTGGCTCCAGCACAATGTGTTGGGCAGGATTTAGACGTAGGTTGGTTTGGATCTCGTGCCTTACAGGTTGGTTTACAATCATGAACACAATAGGATTATACAAAGTATTCATACTATGAGTTACATAGACGCATTATACAAAAAAGACGAGGACAAGATCTACGTCGTGGAACGTGATCCCAAGAAGGGTCGTGTGTTCGTGGAGTATGACGCAAGGTACGTGTTCTACTACGAGGACGCAAGGGGAAAACACAGGTCGATGACTGGTGTACCTTTACAGAGGGTGCAGTGTGCAACACAGAAAGAATTCATAAAAGAGCAAAGGATTAGATCCAACAAGACACTCTACGAGCATGACATCAATCCTGTGTTCAGGTGTCTTGAAGAAAACTATCTAGGCAAGGAAACTCCCAAGCTGAATGTTATGTTTTTTGATATCGAAGTAGACTTCGATCCCGATAGAGGTTACTCGACAACAGATGACCCGTTCATGCCCATCACTGCCATAAGTTGTTACATGAGTTGGACAGACCAACTAGTCACATTCGCAGTGCCTCCCAAGACAATCAGCATGGATGATGCCAAAGAGCTGACCAAGAGATTTAACAACACAATGCTGTTTGAGAAAGAAAAGGACATGCTAGATGCATTCCTAGAATTGGTGCAAGACGCTGACATACTGTCAGGTTGGAACAGTGAAGGTTACGATATTCCATACACAGTGGGCAGGATACAGAAGGTACTGAGCTCAGATGATACGAGACGTCTTTGTTTTTGGGGACAGAAACCTAGGAAGAGAATATTTGAAAAATACGGCAGAGAACAGTTAAGTTTTGATTTAGTTGGCCGAGTACACCTGGACTTGCTCGAATTATACAGGAAGTACACATACGAGGAAAGACATTCGTTCAGGCTAGATGCAATAGGTGAACATGAGTTGGATGAGAGGAAAACAGTCTACGAAGGATCTCTTGATAACTTGTACAAGAACGACTTTGGACTGTTCATAGAATACAACAGACAAGATACTGCACTGTTGGCCAAACTTGAGAAAAAATTGAAGTTCATAGAACTTGCAAACGAGATAGCACACCAAAACACTGTACTACTACAAACAACAATGGGTGCGGTTGCTGTAACAGAACAGGCCATTGTGAATGAAACACACAGACGTGGCATGATCGTCCCAGGCAGGAAGTACAAGAAGGATGGTGAGGTGAACCAACCGGCGGCGGGAGCCCACGTGGCAACCCCACAAAAAGGAATACATGACTGGATAGGATCTGTCGACATCAACTCACTGTATCCTAGTGTTATTAGAGCATTGAACATGGGACCGGAGACCATCATAGGACAGATAAGACCTGTGATAACTTCTGCAGAGATCAACAGGGCCATACACGCAAAGAAATCATTTGCGGCGGCATGGGATAGTCAGTTTGGCAGTTGGGAGTATGTTGCGGTAATGAATCAAGAGAAAGGCACAGAGATCATAGTCGATTGGGAAGACCAGACCAGTGTGAGGATGAGTGCGGCACAACTATATGATTTGGTTTTTGATGGCAACAACAAATGGATGTTGAGTGCAAACGGTACTCTATTCACATACGATCACGAAGCAATCATTCCAGGATTACTAAAACGTTGGTATGAGGAAAGACAAGAGATGCAGAGGAAGATGCGTGAATGCGGAGACAACGAGATCGAAAGAGAATATTGGGACAAGAGACAGTTGGTCAAGAAGATCAACCTAAACAGTCTGTATGGAGCGATCCTGAACCCAGGGTGTAGGTTCTTTGACATGAGGATTGGACAGAGTGTAACGCTCACAGGAAGATGTATCACACAACACATGGCCAGCAAGGTCAACGAAGTTGTGACAGGCGAGTATGACCACAAAGGTAAGAGCATTGTGTACGGAGACACAGATTCCGTTTACTTCTCAGCATTCAAGACACTGCAGAAAGAGATAAAAGAAGGTATTATACCATGGACCAAAGATTCAGTGGTAGCACTTTATGACAAAATAGCAGACGAGGTTAACAGCTCATTCAAATCATTCATGACCAAAGCATTCCACACACCAAGCACAAGGGGAGAAGTCATAGCGGCAGGTAGAGAACTTGTTGCATCAAAAGGTTTATTCATCACAAAGAAAAGATATGCCGTGTTGTACTACGACAAAGAAGGAAAACGTGCAGATATCGAGGGCAAGGATGGCAAGATGAAGGCAATGGGGCTTGACCTCAAACGTTCTGACACTCCTGTGTTCGTGCAAGACTTCTTGAGTGAGGTACTGTACATGGTGTTGCAAGGAAAAGATGAGAAGATCGTACTGGACAGGATCAGTGAATTCAGGGCAGAGTTCAAGGCCATGCCAGGCTGGGAGAAGGGATCACCCAAGAGAGCAAACAACATGACCAAGTACACAGCGGCGGAAGAGAAGGCCGGTAGGGCAAACATGCCTGGACACGTTAGAGCCAGCATGAACTGGAACAGATGCAGGGAGATGTACGGAGACAAATATAGTATGCCCATAACAGATGGTGCCAAAGTGATCGTGTGTAAACTTAAACAGAATCCATTAGGCTATACAAGTATTGCGTATCCTGTGGACGAGATGCGTATACCGGAGT